CTTTCTCGGAGATTCGTCGTTTCTGCAGCCGTTCGGCTGAGCCACGTAATTGTACATTGGTGGGCATTTTATGAGTGTGAACAATTTCTTCGACGTGATCGTACGAATTGCACGAAAAGCAAAAAGTGTGGCCGTCTGAATACAAGGAGTTTGCATCAGACGACCCACAGTTGTTACACGGCAAGTGCCTTACGAACTCGCTCTCGGAGTTGTGAGTATGCATTTGCCTGTTGCTCATGATAGTCAAACCAATCGTTCAGCGCAGCATAAAAGCCGCTCATGATGTTATCAATAGTTCCTGGATCTTCGCCGTCCACATCAGCAAGTGTGTCTGCAAACAGGTCAGCGTAGTACTCAGGAGTGCCGTACTTTAGGTTAGCCATGTGATTGGGATGGATGTATATGAAGTCCATGGGAAGCCGTGCTTTTCACACCACTTCGCATAGGTGGTTTTGGACCCTTTGTAGATCTTATTAAATGGTGCTTGAAAGACGAAGCGAATATCTAACTCTGGATTGCTCTTCTTTACTGCGATCATCTTGCGGCGATCCTCGCTTGTCAGGCGTCCTTTCACTTCGAGAAAGACACCATTCGGCAAAAGAAAGTCGGGTATGTAATTGCATTCAAGAACGTAAGCGAGTTTGCGTGATTCGTATTCGTATTTAACTTTCAAGCTAGAGAGAAGGTCAGCGACCTTACCCTCTAAGCCTGAGCGATACATCAATCTTCTTCGATAGCTTTCTCTACGATCTGTTCGATAATGTCCGTGAATGCACGGCTAAGCTCGTAGCGAAAGTCGGACTTGTCGCCCTTGTATCGCGTCACAGTAATCGGAGGAAGGGTGAGGGTAGCAGTTGCTTCCCACAGCCCAAACTCCTTGTTCTTTGTGTAATTAACTTCAAGCATCAGAAATCATCCTCTTCAGTATCGGTGGACGGAGTTACAACAGGGTCACTGGATTTGAATCCTTTGGTTTGACCAAACAATGCTGCAACTTCAGTTTCACCCATGTCACCAGCATCTACACCAGCAGAGCTGTTGAGTGCTACGACTTGGATACCTACAAGCTTGAGCGTTGTACCGTACGTTACACCGTCCTTGAGGATATAAGGCTTCTGACGGAATGCCAGCTTGACCTTAGAGCCACTGTAAAGAGGGATGTTCTCATCAGTGATGGGAGTGCCTTCAGTGTCAACCACAGGAGGACGTGTCTCATCATTCCACGAGAACTTAACTTTGTACTTACCTTCAGACACTTCTTCCCAAGGCTCAGGCTTGAGAGTAGAACGCTTAGGGTTCTTCAGTTTAGATTCAGCCCATTTGATAGTCTCGGTGCGATCTTGCTCCAGGACTTCAACAAGCTTCTCATCAATCAATGCACCAAGCGAGTAACCATACTTGCTGGGCTTGAGAATAGCCTGGTAACCTTCAAGGACAACAGGCTCTTTGGTGATGTGGACGGTTTGTGCCATTAACAGAAAAAGTAGGTGGATTCAATCACTGACTCTGGTTCCAGGTCGCCAATGATCGGTGGTTTAGACTCTGCTCCTATTTGAGTAGCAAAGTCTTCAAGATAGTTATGCTCTGCGAACAGGTGCATGTATGTCTCCCTCACAATAGATGAAAGGGTAGACATGTCAGTAGCTCTACATAACACGGAATCGTGGATGAGAGCAATAGGTGCATCAAAGCGTGGGACACTTAAATGTAAGAGACTAGCATCTAGGCTGTGAATAAGATTAGGAGCTGTTGCGTTCTTGTGATGGTTAATGTCAACCTCATCAGTGTCACCTACAGCTACCTGCATACGACATACTCCTAACAATTGAAGCTGTAATGATACAACCTCTTTCTTGTTTAGTTTTTGATGAACAACAAAACCAGAAGGTGTTGTCCATTCTAAAAACTCTTTTCCAGCCTTGATAGCATTAGCTACCTCAGTTTCAATCCATGACATAACAGCCATGGGACCAGGAACGACTACATTCATAGCATCCCGCACAGCTTTAACAGTAGCAGTAAGATCTTCCTTACTAATCTCTACACCTTTCTCAGCTAGTGCATCACGTATGTAACCACGATTGCTGTAAGGTTTAGCATTGTAAGGCACAGTCATAACTACCCTTTTGACCACTTTTCTATCCATGTAAGGTTGGATAGATTTAGGACAGTGAGGTGTAGCTACGTTGCTTACTACTTTATAGGCATCTTGTGGCTCAGTGCCAGGTAAGACATTCACAAGACGTGCAGTGGACTTATCCCTAGCTAATCCTGCCAAGATTTGTAGACCTGAACAAGTAGCATCGGTTGCCACCATAAGCCGTGTGAATTGCCTATCGGCAACTACGACACAATGATAATATTCCTCCACAGCAGCTAAGAACTGCCAAGGTTCTTCTACATTCTCCCAAAGATGTAAATTATCTATGGGATTTTGAGTTATGAGTGTGAATAATTCATGGTTATTTCTTGCCCATTCAATACGCTCAGTCATCGGTGCTTTATCAAGACCGTATGTAGTAGCTACTTGAAAGGCTAACCAATCATCCGACTCCTCAGTTGTGTATGAACCCTCAGCAAAGACTAACAAACTTTTTCCAAAGTCTGTATCTTGTGGAGTAAGAAAGGCAGGAATAGGGTAAGCTCTACCTCTGTAATCAAAAGACCAAGGAATGTAGAACTTAGGTACGTCCTTGAACCTCTTCACTGCCTCCATTGTCATCCTTGTACGACAAGATTTTTTAAACTCTTGTGCGTTCAAGTTCATTGTCTGAGCTGCTGCTTGTCTGTACTTCTTACGAGACTCTTTGTTCTCTGCAATATCTACAGGCTTAGGAGGCAACTCATGATTGACAATTGGGAGGAACTTACCTACTGCTCGTTCCAATCTATCTAGTTCTTCCGCAACCCCTACAATAAAAGGATTTAGAGTAAAGGCGACCTTCTGAATCTTGTTCAGAAACTCGATAGGGGTTTCTCCCTGTATACATAGCTGATGTCCACGACGCACCATGTCATGCCCACGCATCACCTCGTTAAGAAGGTAACCGCCAGAACGATCGTTGGTCCAATCGTTAGGCTCGATGAGCATCGGCCAAGCAAGAGGAGCAAACAACTCTGCATCCTTCATCACCTTGTCCTTGATAGAGATGAACTCAGGTGTGGGTACAACGTAGTTAACTCTTTTGCGTCCTTCCTGTCGCATCTCTTTAGTGAACCAATGTGATTCAGCAATGATGCAATCAAGTAACCAACTACCTAACTTGACACGGTTAGCTCTACCCCAAGCATCCCATTTTACATCAACAGCATTCATAGGTCTGCGGATGTTGCTGAGACGTTGATGTGTGCCGCTAGAAGAGTGCCAATACTTCTTCTTGAGTACATTCAGCAGTCCAGGTGCTTGACGCTCATAGAAGCGCATCTGGCACTCATCCTCAACAGCATGACCAATAGCATCACAAACGTTTATGAGTTGATCACTACCCTCTTTGAAGGAGAATACTTTATCAAAGGTGAGTTTGAGTGCAATAGCTGCTGATGCTAACGGCTCAAGTTGTGATACATACTCCTTAACAACTTGGAATTGATGACCAGTCCCACGTGTTAAGCGATCATGTGTAGTCTCCTCAATACGTCTAACCACAAGAGGCAAGAGCATATCGATAGAGGCAATACCATATACACTAGCTGATGCATAGCTTTTGTTCTCAAGATCCTGTGTGTTCTTGTGTAATCTCTTGAGTCCTTGAGCTATTTGATCACGCTCAAGTTGTACTTGTTCGTCAATCTCAGCTGGTGTAGGCATAGGCAGTCTCTACGGTATCGTGATCATCAGCAAGTTGTTCCATCATCAGAGATACAATCTCATCACGATGAGGATGGTCAATCAGTTGGTCGCACAGTTCGTGCAGACGACGATAGTAAACTTTAGTCTTCGTCATTGTCAATAGCCTCGCAAGTAAGGTGGTGGATTGCGTCGTGATTGCAAACAGTGAACTCAATGTCAGGTGTACGCATTAGCTGCCTGACCTTGTTTTGTGCTGCTGATTCCTTCATGTAGACATGTTCTTTGACCTTGTAGGTCTTAGTGTCACGTACACGAATGATACAACAGACAGACGATGGTAGCTCCCAGCCTGCTACCTTCCACTCCATGATCTCATCGTAGGAGTGACGCTCAAACATCTCATCGGGTGCGTCCTTGAATGCTTCCCAGTTGTTAGGATAGTAACGTTTACCACTCATCAGTTTGTTTCACATTTAGTAGTTGATCGTTGCGTTCACGGGACAACTCTAAGGCAGACCATGCTGCACTCTCAGAGTCGGGTGCTAGGAGATACCAAACACCTGAACGTAGCGTGACTTCGTATTCACGAAGCGTGTGATTGTGAACCATTGTTGTACGTCCTTGCTGAGATAATCGTTAGCTGTGTGTACCCATGTGCCTAATGTATAGCCACAAGTGTACAATGCAGCGATGGCTGCTGCAATAGTTAACGCAATGAATTGTAGGTATTGTCCTACAACTACATCACTTGGCATCTTTAGCTTTTGCATTAGTCCTCCGTTGTTGTGGTTCGGGTGTAGGTTCAGGTTCAACCTCTGCGTCCTTGAGGCAGCTCGCTGGCTCGCTGTTCAGGGTTAACATGTACGCATCATGGAACTCATCACGCAGTTGCTTATACTGTGCGACAGTAGGTGTGCCTACATTACCGTAGTTATGTAGCCATGCTTCGACTGCATTTAGGAGCAGCCATTCGCGGGATCGAAGTAGTTGTTCAGTCATTCGTAATCATCCTCATTGATGTTGTTAGCAAGAGCATTGAATAGCGTAGTATTCCAATCACTCTTATGTTCAGATCTATTAGCTGTCCAATACAGCGTGTCGATCTGTTCGAGTAGGAAATGATAATCGGATGGTGTCATTGATTAGAACTCCTTGTAATCTTGGGTAGTGTTAGTCATTGGCACAACATCAAGGACACGCTCACGTCCTTGTGCACGGGCAGTACCTATGTCCCATGCTTGCATGACTGAGCGAGCAGTCACATACTCACAGGCGGATATATCACGCCCGTTGGTGTAGAGAATTTGGTAGGTCATTTGGTTACCTTTTCGTAGTCAACATAAGCATTGGGAAATCTATCGCTGTAAGTTTCAACGAGTTCCTCTGCATACTCTAGCGTCCTTGCAACAGACAGCAGACGCTTACCACCTAGGTCATCCCAGGAGAGCATGTAGATGTTATACATCAGGCAGCCTCCGCATCAGCGAGGGCAGCTTCGAGAGCATCACACCTGTTACCCCAAGTGATCTTGGTGTACATATCATCAGCAATCATGAGTTGCTCCTCAGCATACTCAAGTTGTTGACGAAGGTAATCAATGTTGGACATAAGTA